ATGCCGAAAAAAGCCGTCGGCCTAACAGCTCGAAAAGTTGAAACGATTCGGACCCCAGGCCTCTTCGCCGATGGCAATGGCCTCTACCTCCAGGTCACCGCCACGGGGGCCAAGACCTGGATTTTCCGCTACTCCATAGGCGGGAAACGAAGGGACATGGGGCTGGGCTCGACCACCGTCGTTAGCCTCGCGCAGGCCCGAGACAAGGCCGTAGAAGCGAAGAAGGTCGTAGCGGCGGGAACTGACCCGCTCGAAGCCAGGAAAGCTCAGGAAGCCGCACAAGCGCTGGAGGCGGCCCGTGCCGTGACATTCAAAGAGTGCGCGGCCAGCTATATCGAATCGATGCAGGCCGGATGGAAGAGCGCCAAGCATGGAGCGCAATGGACGTCGACGCTCGAAACCTATGCCTATCCGTTGATCGGGAGCCTACCCATCAACGCCATCGACACCAACCTCGTGCTCAAGGTTCTGGAACCGATCTGGACCACCAAGACGGAGACGGCCAGCCGGGTCCGTGGACGCATTGAATCGATTCTCGATTACGCCAAGGTCCGCGGACATCGGTCCGGCGAGAACCCGGCCCGGTGGCGCGGCCACCTCGACCACATCTTGCCCGCCAAGAACGATGTGGTGAAGGTCGAGCATCACGCCGCCCTGCACTACGCCTCGATGCCGTCGTTCTGGCCGAAGCTCCAGGTTCAGGACGGCATGGGAGCGCGGGCGCTGGAGTTGGCCATCTTGACCGCCACACGAACCAGCGAGGTTCTGGGCGCGAAATGGTCAGAGGTCGACACAGAGAGGCGGGTTTGGATCATCCCGCCAGAGCGGATGAAGCCTGGTGTCGAACATCGGGTGCCGCTGACGGAACCGACCCTCGCACTGCTGAGGAAGATGGGCGCGATCCGAAGGGGAGAGCTGGTGTTCACCGGGCAGACCAAGGACCGTCCGCTTTCCAACATGGCGATGAACATGACGCTCCGCAGGATGAAGCTGGACGTCACCCCTCATGGATTCCGCAGCACGTTCCGGACCTGGGTTGCCGAGAAGACCCATTTCCCAGACGATGTGGCGGAGGCAGCATTATCCCATACACAGGGCAACAAGGTGGTGGCCGCCTATCAGCGCGGGGATCTGTTCGAAAAGCGGCGCCTGCTGATGCAGGCATGGGCACAGTTCGTTACCGGGTTGGACGAGGAAACCGAACAGGCCGATGGGTAACGCCCCACCGTGAGGCAAACCCCTCTCCGCCGTAAAGACGGTTCTTGCCATCGTGGCAAGAACCCCTTGGTTCAGACCGTCGGTTCCTGAAAAGTCAGGAGCCGGCGCAACTTTCTCAAAAGTGAGGCACTTGATTCTGCTCCGTTGCGGGATATCCCGGCACGGTCACCACTCGATTCCGCTTGCAGCCTTCCTTGCCCCCATCGGCTCGCTGCCAGGGCGTCCGCACTATGGAGCCCCCTCCCGCAGCCGCCGGGCCACAGCGACCGGAGAAGCCGCCACCGCCCCTTCCCCGAGCTAAGGGACAACCCATTGGCCGCCCGGCGAACCCGGTCAACGGCCGTTTCCGATCCGTCGCCACGGCCGATGGAACGGGTGCCGCACCGTTACGGACGGCGGTGCGATCCGTCATGAATCCGTTTGCAATCCGTGACGGACACACAACGGACAGCCTGCACCTCGATCACAGTCCATAGGTCACGCCCGCGGGCTTGCCGGCCCTGCCCAGGCCGGCACTGCGAACGTACCGGATGTCACAGACCAGCCGGCGCTTCCTGGCTGGCAATGCGCTGGCCTGAACACTACAGCGCCGACGAAAACCCTACAGGCTTCCTGAAGACCTGTTAACGCAGTGGGCTCGTGCAACGGAACCAGCCCCTTGACCATGCGGCTGGACGGTGTGAGCAACGCAGATGCGTAGGGATCGGCAGGAGTTGGCCCGGCAGGTAGGGGCGGGACTGCGGTTCCGCCCCTTTCGATTCAAGCCCATGGCACCACCCACCATGCTCAACCAACGCCCTGCGCAGTGACAGGAACCATGGTAATTACGAAGGCAGGATCAAGGATGGAGGCTGGCTCTGGTTGTGGGTTGAGGCCAAGCGCCGCAACGTAGGTTGCGTTACCGCAAAAAATCCTTACAATTCGATGTGGTCCTGGGGTGAAGCTGATTCGGTATAGGGGAACTTGAGACGGCTAGCTGACAATATTGCGCCTGCTCAGGCCGCGGGTTACATCCTTCAGCTGGATAGGGCGCTTTACCACCTCGCGCATGCGGCGAGCGGAGAAACAGCCGTCGCGGTCGAGCACGTTGACGATGTTGCTGTCATGAAGGACGGCAAGGTTGTTGTTCTCGAGCAAGATAAGAGCTCAACCCGCACAGGTGCGCGACTTTTAGGTGACCGGACTCGAGCGGTATGGCGCACCTTGCAGATTTGGCTCAGGCACTATGAGGCGCCCGGCGGTGATTGCTGCATGCGATACATTTTCTTTGTCAATCAGTGGGTCTCATCGCCGATCGCAACGCTTCTCAAGCAGCAAAGCGCTGGTCAAATACAGGCGACTGACGTCGTTCAGGCCCTGCGCAAAATTGGCAGTAAGCGAAGTTCATCAAAAATCCAAGAGATAATTGATGACGTTCTGAGAAGGAGTGATGACGTACTTCTGTTCATCGTTTCGAAAATAGAGATTGTTGAAGCTAGTGATCAAATAAGCGAACGGAAGTCGATAGCAAACGGCTTGGGCCTAAACCCCCGTGCAGACGCGGAAGACATCCTTGACGGCTTGTTCGGTTGGCTGACCAATCGCATGCGAGCTGACTGGTCGGAGGGACGCGCTGGTGTGATCACCCGAACGGAAATCCTTATTCAAAGCCATGCTTTGCAAGCAAAACAAGCCAGCAGCCGGTTTCTCCCCCGTGCCGCTGCGGAAATTGTTATCGATGAGAAAGTCCGGCAGGGTGCGCTTTCGAGGAATTTTGTGGAACACCTAGGGCGGATTGAAGCTGAGGATGAGGACGTCGTTCAAGCTGTCGACCATTTTCTAAAGTTCAGTATCGAAAAGCATCGACTCGTACGAGCAGGTGATGTGCCGGACGTCGAATGGAGAAATCGTTCTGCTCGGTTGCGCGAACGATGGGCGGGGGTGATGCGCCGCAGAAGACGCGAGCTTGCCGAACGGTCAAAGACAGAGATCGGCCAAACCGTGCTGGCTGATGTGACATATGATCATCGTGAGAACCTCGACGGCCACGCCTGCGATGAACTCTACATGACCTCGGGCCACTATCATCGCCTAGCGGACGAAGACGAGATTTGGTGGGATCCAACATTCCAGCAAAGGGGCTGAAATGAGGGACGATCATGAAGAGTTGATTGCAAGAAATCCAGCGCTACTTGCTCGCCTATATTGGCATTTAGCACAAAAATATAGCGAGACAGCTAAGGGGGGATCGCCAATTCTGCCCGTCTTTCTGGTGGGCACTGGCTTGCTATTCCATCGCGAAACTGTCGAGAAGATCTACCGGATGAAATTTGATAGTCGATTTCTAAAGGTTGTGGTTGAACGCCCTGACCTCATCGCAGGGCTGCAGGCCCGTATTGAAGGTGCCTCGCCTGCTGCGTTGTGCGGCCTCCAACTCGGTGTTTCTTCAGGTTTGCTGCAGCGCGATGGAGGAGAAGGATTTCCGACCTTCCGGGCAGTTGGAGGTACTGATCTGCCAATTGCTCTCCGCGAGGCAAACTCTTCCCTTGGCCCAATGATCGCCGCAGCGAAGCGGCTCGGTGCTTGGTTCGCGTTAGAACCCTTCGAAACCATCCAACGTCAATTGTCGTTAGAGTTTTAAGACATGAAGCTATTCATACTATCCATTATCATTTGGCCTGAAGATCCAGCGCACGAGCCAAGAGTGCTACCTTTTGATCCATCTCGCGTTTCTATTGTTACTGGGTGGAGTAGCACGGGAAAATCATCAATTATTGATATTATTAATTACGTTCTTGGCTCAGGCGTGTGCTCGATCCCAGTCGGCGTTATTCGCGATTCGGCTTCATGGTACGGCTTAGAAATAGAGACCGACGCTGGGCTCATGCGGATTGCTCGTCCCAAACCAGCAGCCCGACAAGTTTCGGATGATATCTGGCTTCAGCAAGGCACTGATACAGAAAACTCGTTGCCGCAGCGTCCAACGGCAACGACCAACGTTGCGCGTCTCAAGGCGATGTTCGATACATTGTCGGGGTTATCCAATCTGAGTGTGGTGCCAGAAGGAGCACAGGATCGGGCCAGTTTTCGAGACATGGCATCGTTCAATTTTCTACCACAGCATGTTGTTGCCAATCCCTATACGTTGTTGTTTAAAGCCGATTCATCAGACCATAGAAATAAACTCCAACATGTGCTTCCATTGGCGATGGGCATTATCACCAACGATGATCTCGTCCGTGCCCATAGAATTCGGCTCCTGCGCGATGAGCTGCGACGTGTTGAAACTGAGCTCCGAGCGCGTCGCAATGCTACAGACAACTGGCGCACCACCGCTCATGGAGTGTTCTTTCGCGCCCAGGAATTGAGCTTGTTGCCTTCAGGTGAGCCCCCTGACAGTTTGCCCACATTGATTGGGTTGCTCAGGGAGATGGTCCAAGCCGGTGGAAGAACGGTTGCCGCAACGGGGCGAGTGACGGCGGCCGTTAATCGTCTGGATGAGATCAGGCGTCGTGAGCAGGCTTTAGATGTCAAGATAGCTACGGACAGGCGCCGTCTTCGGAAGCTTAGAAGCCTCTCGCGCTCTGTGTACGATTATGACGAGATTTTGAAGGAACAATCGGCCAGCGTTGTGGGGGTCGGGTGGTTCAAGGCACATACTCCCACAGGTAGTTGCATCCTCTGTGGGTCTGATACAGAGCTTGCAAAACAGGCTCTTGCAGAACTTGATGGTCCGATTGCCGAACTTTCGGCTCTTGCAGCCGGTGCTACTTCCACTAAGCCTATGGTGGATCGCGATATCGTTGCAATTCAGGAGAGCCTCTTAACGGACGAGCGCGAACTACTATCTTTGCGGCGGATGCGTCAGGTGTTTGAAGCGGAGGTGGATGCTGAACGAGGTCAGAGCCAAAGCCTTGAGAGTGTTTACCGGTTTATTGGCTCGACTGAACAGGCTATACGAATGCTTAATGAGGTCGAAGGCGAAGGTGGCATCGCCGCTCGCGCAGAAGCGCTGCGCAAGGAAGTACGTGACCTCAGTGGAATGGCGAACGAAGAAGATCGACGGAATCGGGCGCAGCGCGTACATGATCAAATATCCACCTATATCCCTAAGATTATTTCCGCGCTCGGCGTTGCTGGAGCAGATGGTAAGCCAGTTATAGATGAACGAGAGTTAAATATTAGATTCGATAGAGATGGAGAGGTGCGCCATGATTATTTGTGGGAGATTGGAAGTGGAGAAAACTGGATGGCATATCATATTGCTACCCTGCTAGCTCTGCATGGTGTATTCCTTAGCCGTGGGGCTAACAATCCAGTTCCAACATTTCTAATCATCGATCAGCCAAGTCAAGTTTATTTTCCGAGCGACACTTTTGATAATTTTATTAAGAAAAAAGAGGAGGGGCAGCCCGATGAAAACCCACGTCGCCGCCGCCACCTATCAGACATCGAAAGCACTAACCGCATCTTTTCGAGTCTTGCTCGAGCCCATGCTGCATTTGAGGGGCGGCTACAGATTATAGTTTTGGACCATGCTGACCGACACGCTTGGGGATCCGTTGATGGGGTCGTGGAGGTTGCCAACTGGCGTGGCGACATTGATTTTCTGATCCCTTCCGCGTGGATTCCCGAGGACAACAACGAAGCCGACGATCAGCAATGATTAATGGGTAGGTCATAACAACCAACTTGTTCGTTTCCAACTGAGCGCGGCGTCCAGTTTTGGCGCATAGTCGACAGTAGGATGCGACAGGCTGGAGTCGGCCAAGACCGAGCCAGTTTGGTGGCCGTCCTCTTGCTCGAAACTGAAGGCGCGCAGGAGCTGGGCAGGCGGGCTGGGGCGGAAGTGCGTTTCTTCCCCTTCCGATTCCTGGGAGTCGACACCGGCCAGAGCGTGTACGAGACCAACGGCTAAGCCCCGATAACCCCGACCCCATCGGGGCACTCGCCCGCCCGGCCCGGAGCTGCCGCACCTGCATGATGATGGTGACGCAGCTCGCCAGCCGGCCGGGGGCTCTGTCCGCCCCTCTGGCGCTGGGTGTCGTCTCGACCGGCGACCGGCTGATGGTTGCCCGGTAGATCGCGATTCTGTGGGCCGTGGGTGTGGTCTGCGGCTTCTCCTGCGATGGAGTGGTGTCGCTCCTGCTGAGCCTGCTAACGTCGCCGGGAAGCCAGCCGGAGAAACAGATGAGCGACGACGCACCTAACATGCTGGACGCTTTGAGTGAGGGCGACGGCGCAGTCGAGTTCTTTCGGGAAATGGTCGAACCGACCGTCGCTGAGTTTCTCGATCGTCCGGATGATCGGCGGCTGGGCTGTTTGGCCTGCCTGTGTCTGGCGAGCATGGCGGACCACTATTTCCATGCTCGGCCGAGAATGCGGGATGAACGTGCTGATCCCAATGGTTTCCGGCGGAAGATCGGTGAGTCCCATTGGGCTGTGCGGCAGGTGATCGGGGTTGCCAACGCTACCAAGCATGTGGTGCGCCTAACAGGACGCGTCGGGTATCAAGACATTTCCGCGCAACCGATTACGTGCGCCAATCTGCGGGCTGGGTGGCCAATCAACGGCAATCAGGAGATGGTTGAGGTTGAGGGGGGTGAACTCTGGCTACTCGCTGATTTGGTCGAGGCAGCTTTGGAGTTCTGGCGCGACCGCTTGGCGGAGGTATGAACCTCATCTCCGTCTGGGCCGGTCCACCAGTTCCCCAGGCACGCCGAAGCCCGCCGGGTCTCCCGCGGCGGACTCACTGTATGTGTGCTCACAAGCTACGGGCGCTTAATATCAGAGCAATATTTTTGCTCAAGCGTTGCTATCCCGGTTTCCTTCTCGGTGGCGGCACTAGCGCTATTGGCTTCGATTATCAAGTTTGGCTCGGATGAAAGAAGAAATATTTTGTCAGGCATCGATAGATTATTCAGGAGTATATCAAAAAGTCCTTTGTTGTTTCTTCCGTAGAAACCTATTAGCGCGGCTGCCTTCTCCTCATCTGTGCCCTTCCTATCTATTTCTTCTTGGCATTTTTCTGTGTATTTTCTGACTTTCTGCCATTCATCTATGCTTATGAAGAACCCAATTGCAGTATAAATAGAAATTATTCCGCTAACTATTGCCAGCCAGGGCATTCTGAGATCTCCTTATTTGATTTACGCATCTTATAAGATTACGCGAAGGCTCACGTTTTGTCATGAAGCTCGTAACTTAAAAAATAATATTTTATGATTGATTTCAATTCCTGGGATGCGTTGCTTCATTTTGTCGCAACCGGGCTCCCGGCCCCCCGTCGCCTTGATAGGGGCCTTCCGGGATGAACTCGACGCCGGCCCCCTCCAGGGCGATGCGGAGCTTGGTAACGGTTTCCTCTGTGGTGACTACGCCCCCACGCTCAAAGCGGTTGACGGTAGCAACTCCAACTCCGGCTGACGCCGCGAGCTGAGAGGCATTCCATTCGAGGGCGGCACGCGCCATGCGGCATTGGGCTGGTGTCATAGCGTGATCAAATTACAATCACGGCGTCCTTGACGCAAGGCCAGCATCGTGATTGAATTTCAATCACGGCAGCAATGCCGGCGGCCGAACCGAGTGTTGCGACCACCCGGCCCGGCCTAACCACAATCGAGCTGTCTGGAGCTACGGATCATGGCTGATTCCGAGAATACCACACCCTTGCCTTTATGGCGCCTACCACTCGCGGTGCTGACCACCGTGTTCGTGCCGGCGGAGGTGCGTCATGACTGAACGTGACGACTCCGGGCAGCCCGCCTTACCGTCGCTGCGCGCCCTGCTGCTCGGCACCGCAGCGCCGCTGTCCGACGCGCTGTCCGAGTGGGAAAACGACTATCGGGCGACCGAAGCGGACCCGTCGCTCACCGCGGACCAGCGCATTGCGCTCTGGATGGACCAGGACAATACCCTCACCAAGCGCGTGTGTGCCGTCCCCGTCCGCAGCCTCGCCGATGCCGTGGCCGCCGCCGGCCAATATCTGAATCTGGCGCGGCAGGACGTCACCGCGCATGCGGTCCCGGAAGCGGTGGCTCAGGCCCTCGCGGAAGGGCTGCACGCCTACCTGTCGGAAGTGCGGTCCACCGTTCAGGCTACGGAGGGGAGCAGTACCATCCCCGCGCTTGCCATGACCTTCGCGGATGCCGTTGCCTCGATCCGGCGGCGGTGGCGTGAGGCCGCAGAGGCAGACGACACCGAATCGGACAAGATCGCTGCCGATGCGATCCGCATCATGGAAGCGGTGCTGAAGGCCGACCCCAGGACCCCGGCCGACGCTCTGGCACAGATCGAATTGCTGGCCGATCCGGACACCGGAATGGCGGTTGGCGAAAGCTCCAACGAGACGGACGCCGCCACAATCCGGCGTGTCTACGCGGTGCTTGCGGGGGTGCCGTCCGGGATCGCGGCGGCTGGGACCGGCAGCACCATCCTCCCGTCGCTCGGGATGACCTTCACCCAGGCGGCCGACCGGATCGCCACAAACTATGCGGAACACCTCGCTCTTCCGGATGAAGACGAGGAGAGCGCCGACCGGTTGGTGGATGAATGGAACACGATCGCGCTCGCCGTCTCCGCCACGGCGCCGCAAACCATCACCGACGCCCTGGCGGTGCTGCGGATCGCCAGCCACCCGTCATCCACCCTGCCGTTCTGTGACGTGCACGCGGAAGGCTCGACCGCTGAGGCGCTGTTCGGTGCCTTGCTTCGGGCCGCCGCGTTCCTCTCCGCCGTCCTGGCCGGGCCGGTGCAAAATTGCCCCCAACCCGACGCGGAACTGCTGGCGGCATGGGGCCTCTGGTGCCGGCCGGACACCATGCCGGACGGCCCGGAACGGCAAGCCGCCATCACCGCCGCCTCGCAGGCGGAAGTCACCATCGAGACCGTCCCGGCCCGGACACCGCAGGGCGCCGCGGTGAAGGCGATGGCCGTCGTGCAGCTCGTCCTTGGCCGGAGCCCCGACGCGCTCGAAGGCCCGATGCCGGAGGATGTCGAAGACGACTGTGCAAGCCGCGTCCTGTGGACGCTGGCCCGTGATCTGCGGCGGCTGTGGTGGTGGGCTCCTTGCCCATCGGCGCCGACCGCAGCGGCACCCAACGGCCAGCACCCCGACGCCCGCCTCTTGACGCTGTGGGAGCGCTACACCGCTGCGGTGAGTGCCTACGACGGGCTTCCCGACGGACTGACCGATGAGGACTACGAGCCGTCCTGGCTCGCGGTGGACGCCCTCCGGGACGAGATCGAGGCGACCATGCCCATTACCCTGGCCGGCGTCGCGGTACGGCTGAAACTGCACCTGATCGGGCTGGCGGAAGATGCCGCGGTCACTCCGTCCTGTTTCGGCGGGCCGATGCCGGCGGTGCTGAATTCGGCCGGGGATCTCGTGGCGCTGTGGCGGCTCATTGAACACCTCGAAGGCGCCACGGTCGCCACCGGGCCATGCGTCACACCCACGGCACCGGAGACCGACGCTTTCGCGGAAACCATCGCGGCGTTCCGGACGGAGGCGCCGGCGTCCCTGGCAATCCCCGACACCCCCACCGAAGCCATGGTGCAGGCCGGCGCCGCTGCGGGCGGGTGCCGTCCGGAGCAGGTCCGAACGATGTTCGCCGCTATGGTTGACGCCTATCATCGGGAGGCCGCGTGATGCCCGTCCTCCATTTCCCCGACCAGGGCACCCGGCGCCCGGCGGAAGTCGTCATCGACACCCGGCGCCTGACCATGCGCAACGCCGCGGATTGGCAACAGCAGATCGTGGCCGAGTGCCGGCGGCAGCGGACCCTGACCCCCGCCGTGTTCCGGTTCCTGAAGGACAGCGGCCTGTTGAGCCGGTGCACCTTCCTCGCATCCGAAGGGCCGGCGGACCCGCTCCGGTTCTGCTACATCGGGGCGCCCACGGTCGCGGTGCTGGGGCGCGCGTGGGCGCGCTCCGTCCTCGACCAGCCTGTGGACCGGGACCCGCACACCGAGTTCGCCCGCCGCGTCGGGGCGGAGTACGTCGAGGCCATGGCCGGCGGGGAGGCGCTGGTCAACCGCTTCTCCGTCGCCGGGCTCGGCCGGCCCTTCGATTACGTGCAGGCCCTGTTCGGCTGGTCGGACGGCGGGCGGCGTGCCGTGCTGGCCTGCATCGACGTCCAGACCGTTCACTGAATCGCAGCCGGCCAACTCGTCATGGGGCGCTCGGAAGGCGGGCGCCCCCACGGGCATAGATCTGCTGTGGTGCGCAAAGCGAATCGAGTTGCACCACGACGGCTCCAGGCTGGCTGTTCAACCCCATCCAGGCATCATAGCCGACGATCTCCCCTCTCCTGATGTCGCGATACAGACCGTAGGTGAGGTAGCGAACATCGCTCACCGGTATCTGCACCCCGGCGAGAGACGACGCAACCATCTCATTGCACGGGTTCGAGGCCAGCCGATCCAGGGTGCTTACCGCACCGGGTTCCGGAGCGGCCTGTGGTGGCGGGTTCAGGTTGGCGCAGGCCGCCATGAGCAAAGCCGACGCGATGCTCCCTCCCCGAACCACCGCCCGGAAAGGCATCGATTTTCCAATCCTTCGGCTCTCCACCACACAGCCCTCCTACACGCCGGCCCATTCTTCAGGGGTAACAGGAACGAGGCTTCCATGTCCCAGGCGCGTCAGACCGTGGACATGTGCGCGATGATTTCCAGGTCCAGCAGCACCGCCGGGCGGCCCCACCGCATGAGGTGCAACGGGAGCCGCCCGACGCCGCTTTGATGATAGAGGATGCCGGGCCGCTCCTCCAGCCGCCGCCGGCCACCACCGCGCCCGCTCCACACCGGAACCGTCTCCGGATCGACCAGCCCCACCACCCACTTCGGGTTCCAGCGAGCCAGGGCGACCAGCCGCACCAGCTCGCCGAGCCGGTGGAACAGCCCGGCGCCGCGCCAGTCCGGGCGGGTCCAGCCGGCGACGATCCAGGCCACCGCCCCACGGGTGTCGTGCGCGGCCTCGCTGGCGACGAAGGCCCACTCGTCCGCCGGCGCCGAGCCGGGATCGTGCAGCGCCGACAGATCCGCCAGCCGGGCGCCAAAGCTGGACGCGGCGCAGTCGAGCAGCACCGCGGCGTGGGTGGCGACCACCTCCCCTTCGCAGTCGACCAGCCCGAGCCAAAAGGCCGGGGCACTGGACGGCGTGGGCAGCAGGGGAAACCAGCTGTTGCGGTGCCGGGCGTTCAGCGCCTGCATGTCCGGCCAGGACTCGCACAGGATTGGCGTGGCGCCGCGGGCGACCAGCTCGGCGCAGAGACGGTCACGCGCGGCGCCCAGCGCCGGGACGAGCGGGCCGACGCCCAGGTTAAGGGTTTCGACAAGGCGATAGTCGGGCGCGACGTTGCGCGCCGGGAACATGGCGTTCACGGTGGAGTCCTTGATGGTGATGATGAAGGGGGTGAGGAGCGGTTAGGCCGGTGCAGAGGGTATGTACAATCTGTACCCACCCTTCAGCCGATCGACGCGCAGGAGGCCGTCAGGTTGCGACAGGCGCTCGACGTTCGCGCAGCGCCCCACAGACCATCTCGGCCACGCACAGCGTGTTGGCTGCCATCACGAAGGGACTACCGATCCACATCTGTCGATTTGCGTTGCTGTAATAGCAATTCTGATTCCTCGTACGTGCGCACGAGGAGCGTCACTTTTCCCCAGCCAAAATCAAGGGCTTGGATGCTGCTTCTTCGCTTGCGCACACAAGGAAGCCGCGGAGGGATAGCCACAGGCTGAGATGGTGGGGATGAGCCGTGGCAGCATGATGAATGCCCCTCCTTCGGGCATGAAAAATGCCGCCTCGGCGGGGGCCGGGCGGCTGGTGGATGAAATCTCGGTGCTGTAGGCTCTGGGGCAGTCTGCGAAGACGTTTCGGACGTTGGGTGGCGGGAACCTCGGCTCAGCACGCACACGTCGCGGACAATGACCGCTGTGTGGACCGGACAATGCGGGCCGGCGCCGGCCCATCTTCGGATGGCTCGACCGAACCTAGGGGGTGACGTCCCTAGCCAGCGGTCACGCCCTCAATCCAGTTCGTCCGCCGGGAAGTCCGACAGGTCCACCGTCTGGCCGGCGAGAGCGTGCGAACTGGCGCCGCAGAACTCGATACGGCCCGAGCGGTGAAGTAGTGGCAGATCTGCGCGGCCCGCCCGCTGTTCAGTGCGAACCGCAGGGTGATGTTCACCGAAGGGCTGAAGGTCGGCGCCGCGGCGTTGCCGTCCCAAGTCCACCGGGCACCGTTCCAGAACGGGGTATCCACGGCGATCTGGTGCATGGCGTTGCAGCCGGGGCGCCATTGCTCGTGCAGAGCCAAGTCGCCGTACTGGCGGCGGATCAGCTTGGGGCTGAGGATCTGGGTCATGGCGGCTCTGAAAAAGGAAAAGCCGCCGGGCGAGGGCCGGGCGGCTGAAAGTGGAAAACTGTCAGAAGGGGCTAGCCTTCTGAATGCTTCTCCAGTTTCCTGATCTCAGGCGACTTTTCTCTGAGCGCGATAGTTTTCTGGATCTGTCCCATCAACTACAACCCGCGCTGATTTTGCATCACTAACACTCTGCCGAGAGATGCGCTCAATACCAATCTCTTCAAGCTTCAATCGCTCAACAGCCAGGAGTCGAATGACCGTCATCGCGTTCTGGTGAATCGGGTTCTCTCCGCGCTCCCAACGGCTAATGGTCAGGGCTTCGACATGCAGAATGTTGCCCAATTCCTGCTGAGTCAGGCCCAACTCAGTGCGCAAGAAACGCAACTCCGGGCCGGTCATACCGACGCCGTCGCACACAATCGAGCGAGCAATTTCCCGATGCAGGCCAGGGAAATTCGGAATGCGATAGACGGCTTTACCGGCAAGATCGACGTGCAATTCAATGCCTTCGATCCAAACGTCGTCTAAGCCGCATTCGGTATAGTGATACGGAGTTATAGTCATAGCGGTCCCCTCTCGCCACCTCGTAGCACTGACGTCAACACGCCTGAGAGCGATCTAATCAAGAACGTCGCAGACGCGAATTTCATCAGTATTGCCGAGTATAGCCATTATCCTGAGATTCTTACCGATCCAGTTCGGAGTTTTTGTTTCAACAATGTACTTGAAAGTTAGCGCCGTTGAGCACGCCATCCCAGGAAGCGATACCTTGCCAACCCTCAGTACATAATGAAGATCTCCAATGATAAGTTCTTTTTCTCGAAGCTTACTTGGAACATCCTCATCCCAAACGAGCGTAAACCCTCTGCTTGCAACCGCATTTATGCGTGCCGTGGCCACCTCTGGGGTGAGTGGCTGTGGCATTAACGACGATGTTAGTGCGCCCATCTAGTTCATCCGTGCGAACCGGAGCGGTTGTTACTCGCTCCAGCCCAGTTTCGCAAGTCCGAACTTATCATGGTGATAAGTCGGTGTCCATTACGCGATGAGCAGATGCATCTCCACATTGTCATATCAGGTTTCTGATATAGGATATGACGATCTTCTCTGTATGCGCGTGAAACTTGCTATCATAGAGGCGCCCGACGAGAGATGTGGCATGTTAGCCCTCACGAAGGCTGCCTCTCACTAGGTGGTGCACGCGCTCACGTCCCTTGGTCCGCTCGTCCCAGGACCAAACCGGCCCCAGGTCCACGTGCACGAAGGTGTAGTAGCGCCCGACCCTGGGAAAGCCGCCTTGTGAGGGGTGGCCTGTGGATGGCCTGAACCTACTCGACCGCGTTGGCCGTCCACCGCCCGAAGTCGCCGTCCTCCACAATGGCCGGGAAGCCGCAGCGCTGGAGCGCCCGCTGCAGGACGGCCACGTCCGGCCCGACGTCGCCCGCGGCGCCGCGGGCTCATCATCAGACCGCACGTGAAAGGCGTTGAAGGTGGTGGCTGCCTGCCGTGCTGAACCACCAAGACAAGGCTTCGAGGTGGCGATACATCGTCATGCCGCTCGATGCGGGACTACCGTGTCGAAGAAGTCATCGACTTGACCCAATGGCCCCGAGGCACCATGCGCGTTGCTGCCAGAAGCTGGGCGATACGAAGTGCCGGCTTTTTTTTGTGTCAGGAAAGCCGGCGAACCCCGCGGCGGCAGCCCATCCTGCATTTCGCCCCGGCGGAGGCAGGCGAGCGTTTCCACTCTCAAGGCAGGCCTGCCAGGATCGGAAGTAGGCGCAACGATCAGGCTCCGCAAGCCGTACCCCGGCGTTTATTCATCTGCCCAGGTTGCCTGATCCGCTCGGCGCTCCTGCATGGTCGGCTCGAGCCAATAACGGCGGGGATTTCCGCACATCCAACAACTGCAAGACGCCAGATTGTCTGCGCCTTTCTGGGGGAATGCAGCCCATGGCCGCAGCCGAGCAGCTTTAGCGACCATGCGCGCACGGTCGTGGCGGCGGCGCGCCCGCTTCATGTCCTTGAACATCGTGCCTCTCCAAGCTCGATGCCCCGGCGCATTCCGTCCGACGATGGACGGTGCTACCGGGGCTATCGTTTCTTGGCGGAGGCGGGTGCGCAATCAGTCATGCCGGCATTGTAGCGTCTGGCCGCGATGGCGTCACGCCCCGGCGGTCACCAGTTCGACCGGCACCAGCTCGTCAATCCGCGGCCGGCGTCGACCGGTGGGTTGACGCTTCGGATGTCGCCACCGTTCGGCAGGAGCACAGTGCGTTGCGGCTCGAAGGCCTCCGGCGGTATGATGGCTAGGTCGGCGTGGGTGCCTTGGGCATCTTACCAGTAGGTCACCTCCGGGATGACATCGACCACTTCGCCGATCCCCGGCATGCCGTCGCCCGAGGTGGCGCGCACCCGCTGATAGCAGTGGCAAGCTTCTCGTCGTCGTCGCCACGCTCAGGTAGCGGCCTCGGCAAGCACAGCCCGCTTCAGATCGTCAAGCGCGGCAAGCGCGTCGGCCTGGTCCCCGTCCGGCGGCGGTGCCGGTTGACCGTCACGGGCAGCACGGAGGCTATTCGCAAGATGGCTGTGCGCCAGGGCGGCGGCTCCGAACGCGCGGTACACGTCGGTCAGGTACAGGTGCAGGGTGTTGTCCTCGCCCAGGGACTCGCTGAACTGCTCCAGCATCCCGGCCAGATCCTGGAAGCCGACGCTCACCGTGTCGGACAGATCCACCAAATCCGGCAACGTCTTTTCGGCGAGTTTCCGCTCGGCGCGCTGGGCGCGGGCACGGTGAAGGGAGCGGCGGCAAGCCGCGTCCAGTTTGGACATGGGAGTCTCCTTGGGGTGCGGGGTGAGACGGACGCCATGGCGATCCGCAGGGCTGAGAGGCAGGGTTTCAGCGGCCAAGCCGCGGAGCGCGGCGACGTACTGAATCGCCGCCTCCGTGATCAGCGGTGGGAAACCCGGCGGCAGGTCCGGTCTGCTCATGGCGAAGATGGCGAGATCCGCTAGCGTTCGCCGGAGGCCAGCGGTGCGGAGAAGGATGTCCTCCAGCGCACGGTCGGCATTTCGGGACCGGCCCATCATTCGGAACCGGACAGAGGGCGGATCTCGCCTTGCATCCGCGCGCCGAGGTCAGCGATGAAAGGAGAGGTCATGCTGTCGCCTCCAGGATGTCTTCCAGTTCTCCGGCGAGGAAGGCGTCCGCGTTCTCTTCGAAGGCGAACGGGTTGCTCTTCTCCCAGGTGCCGCGCCGTTTCAGTTTGGTCTGGAGGTCGAACAGCCGCTTCGTGACCGCCGCGTTCAGGCGCCGCCGCATTTTCCGCGGGGCGCCGGATTCCGCGATGATGCGGTGGAGCGCCTTCCCGTGCTCTTCGAGCAAGGCGCCTATCCGCGCGACGATTTCGGCACGCTCTTCACCCGTGGCTTCACGGCGCCAGTATCGATCCTCCAGCGGGCGCACAGCCTCGCCGAACCGGTCGAATTCGGCGAGGTAGGCGATTTCCAGAGCGGCGCCACTCATGCGGCCACCCGTTCAGCAAAACCGGCGACAGCCGATTCGTTCGGATCGCCAAAGCGATCCAGGTGCTCCGCGTAGTCGGGATAGGTTCCGATGATCCGTTGCAAGGTCCCGATTTCGGTGATGGTCGTCAGGGTCATGCAGCCCCCGATGCAGAACCCCCATCCGGCCGTGCTGCTGAGCTTCCATTGCGCCAGCGCCAGCCGCTCGGCGACGGTCTGGCTGTAGGCGGAGGGAACCCGTTGCATGATCTTCGCCCCGAGATCTGGGGCCATATGCCACCCAGGCCCGAACTCCTCGACGGTCACGGATCGGGTGTCCGCATCCACCCTCCCGAGCACGGCAAGCAATCGCCTCCGGGCTGGAGAATATCCGCTGGCGACGATCTCATGCCCCTCGGCGTCGATGAAGCCGGCAGCCTCGTACTCCGCCAGGATCATGGGAAGGCGTTCGACATAGGCGTCGAGACTTCCGACATCGGTGAACAGCTCCCGGTGCAGGCGGGCAACCCGAACCTGCCCGCGGCACGCCATGACCGCTTGGTCCCCGATCGGGTCGCACTTCGTCCCACAGAGCGCGATCGGCGTGTCGCCGGCATAGACCAGCGTGTCGGACAGGATGTGGATCGCCTGTTCGCCGACATGAACGTTGATGACTGTCATCCCAGCACCTCCTCGACAATGTCCATGGCCTCCGCCGACTCCAGGAACTCGGCAGGGAATTCGTTGACCGGCGTCACCGCGTCCGCGCGTTCCTTTGCCTGCGAAGCGATGTCATACGCGCTCGCAAGATCGCGGAGCCGCTGCGCCAACTCGAAATCACCTTGCGCTTCGGCGGCCTGTGCCGCGGCAATGGCGGGCGCGGTGTTGCGGTACACGTCGGCCTGCCGTTGCGCCTCCTGACGGGCCGCTCCACTGAGGCCGGCGGCGGCTGCAACACGCTGTTGGAGATCCGCCGTGCGCATGAGGTCAGCCGCCTGCTTCGACAGGTCCGCGCCAGCGGCGGCCCCCGCTGCGGCAACGTTCTGCCTAGTCAGTTCGGCGACATTTACCGCAGCGTTGGTCGCCGCCGCCGCAACGGCGTCGTTGGCCGCCTTCTGGCGGATCGCTGCCGCCTCGCTGATGCCGTAAGCGTCGGCCAGGGCGAGGTTGCCCTGGGCAGACTGGGACAGGGCGGCCAGTTGATCCATGGCAGCCGTGGTCTGCCCGCGTGTGGCCTCGGCCACCCGCAGCCTGATCAGACGCTCACGCTCGCCGCCCTCGATGCCGTTGGCCGTGGCCTCCACTTCGGCTTGCGCCCTGGCCACCGTGGCCGCCCGACTGGCGGCGTTGACCGACAGTGCCGCGCCCTCCACCTTGACCGTTGCAGCGACGGCGTCGACGTACTTCTGCTGGGCCTCCACCGACTTGCCGGTGGCGCCCGCGGCCTGGGTGGCGCCGGCGGTCGCCGTGGCCGTGGCAGCCTGGGCCGCCTGATCGGCCTTCTGGTACTCCGCCGTCAGGGCGGCGATGGTCTGGCGGTATTGCTCGGCGCGCTGGTTGACCGACCCGCTGCCGGCGAACCCGGAAATGATGGTGTCCGGATTGTCCTTGTCTTTGTAGGAGGCGGTTTCCTGCTGGAAGCGGGCGTAATCGGCCTGTGCCTGATCGAGCGCCGCGCGGATGCTGTCACGGCCCCGCGCCGCCATCTGCTGGGCGGTCGGGCCTTTGAAGTAGTCGGCGATCGTCTGCAGCTTGTCAGCGATGGCGCTGATCACCGCGACCACGGGCCCGCTGTCGATGACGCTGTCGGCGAAGGAGCGCCAGGCGGTGCCGATAGCCTTGACCGCCCGTTCGCCCGGGGACAGCGCCTGCTCCGCCAACCCCTTGTAGCGCCCGGTCAGCGCATCCACGAAAGTCGCCAGAGCCTGCGCCTGATCGCCCTGCTCGGCGAAGGCGTGGATGGATTCGAGCTGCTTGGCGGTCAGCGCCCCGGTGGCCTCGTCGAATCGCTTAATCGCCTCGTAGCCGCCGGCGAAGGCGTCGCCCAGCGCCTTCGCGGTTTCGGCGACGCCCTGGTTGGTCCCGGCGGCGACGTCCGGCGTCAGGGCCGTGATGATGGGGATCGCGCCGCTGGCGAGCTTCGGGTTGCGGACCAGCGACGAGACGGCCTGACGGGATTCGTCACCGCCGGCACCAGCCGCCTGCATCTGGAAGACCATGGCGCGCAGTTGGCCGGTGGTCAGCTCGGCATCCCGGCCCATGGCGCGGATCGCGACGCCGAACTCGCGTGTCTGCGACGACACCTCGAAGGCGCGCACCCCAACCGCCACCGACGCGACCGCCAAGCCGACCAGCGCGGTGGCCGCCAGCCCGACCGGCGACAGCACCGCTCCGACCGCCGTGCCCAGCAGCGCCATGGCGCGGGTAACGCCACCGACCGCACCGACCGCCTGAGGGGCCTGCTGCAGCAAGGGGATGAGAAGGCCCTGCCCACTGCCGACCTGCACAACGAAATCCTGAACCTGGAAGCCAAGGTTCACGCTTTCATGAGCCGCCAGTTTCGTGCTGGTCGCGGTGCGGGTGGCAATCTCGTGCTGCTCGCGCAGGGTGCGGGACAGCGCCTCATGCTGCTCCCTGGTCAGCCGAATCCCGCCGATGCCCTCCGTCATCGCCCGGTAGAGCAGGCGCTGCTGAGCGGTCAGGCGCTCCTCGGCACCGAAGGTCCGGTCCAGGCTCCCGACCAGCGAACGCAGCGCGGTCTCTTCCTTCTGCACGGCGACGGCAGCCGGCGAGAGGACAGCGGTCAGGCGCTCCTCGTCCGCGGCCAGGTCCTCTACCGACCTTCCGGCGGCAACGGCGCCCGCGCGCAGATCGGTCAGGGCCTGGTCGAAACGCTGCTGGGCGGCGGCGGTCGGGTCCACCGCGGCCATCACGGCGCGGTAGGAGGCGGCGAGGCGGGCGTTCTCCGCCGCCGTCTGGGCAGCGGCGCGGGCGGTCGCCTGCTCGTCGGCGATGATCATCGCCGCGTCAGCCTCGCGCTCCCGCACCGCCGCGTCCCAATCCGCCGACATGCGGGCGAGTGCCGCCTTCTCCTCATCGGCCAGAAGCTTGGCCGCCGCAATTGCCGGATCGTGGGCGGCAGCGTAGGCACGGAGCAGCGCCGCACCCTCCTCCTCGGCGAGTCCGGCCCGGCGCACTATCGCCTCCAGTTCGGCAAGGCCGGCCTCGTAGCGCTTCTGGGCGGCATCGACGAGACCGAGTTCCTCGCGGTAGCCCTCCAGGGTGGCGTCCATCGCGCCGAAGGCCGCCTCGATGTCCTTCAGCCGCCGGGCCGACGCCTCAGCGTCCCCGGTGACCAGCGCCAGCGTGTTGCCGCTGCCGGCTCCTTTTCCGGTGGTGGCATAGCGCAGCTCGCCGATGGTGGCGGTGTTGACCGGCGACCGGGAGACGCCGGTGTTGTCGTTGATGGCCTTCTGGGCGGCGCTGATGCCGCGCAGCGCGGTCTCCAACCCGCGGGCACCCGCCGTCCACTCCGCGAAGCTGGCGCGACCGGCCTGGAAATCGGCGTTCAGCGCCTGCAAGGCCCGGGCGGTGCCGTTGACGCCGGTGGAGACCGAAGTGGCCGTCTCATAGACCCGTGCCATGGCGCCGGCCCAGGAGTTCGTCGACGCCGTGGCCGCAGCCATCCCCGCCGACTGCGCGTTCGCCGCGGCTGTACTGGCCGCCGCACCCGCTTCCGCCGCCGCAAAGTAGCGTTCCACGCTGGCCTTTGCCCGCTGCGTGGCGACCTCGATCTGGCCGAGGATGATGGCGCGCTGCTTCTCCTTGGCCTCGAGGCTCGCCTCGCTGCGTTCCAGGTCTTCGAGGTCGCGGCGCAGCCCGGCTGTGGCGCGGGCGACGGCAGCGGCTTCGCGGGCCGTGCGGTCGTACTGCTTCGCCAGAGCCTCGCCGCTCTTCGCCGTCCGGGTGACGCGCTCCTCCGTGGCGACGGCGGCGGTCCCGAGATTCTGGAGTGCCTGCTCAGCCGCCTTGGCACCGGCGGAGATCTGGTCGTCGAACCCGACCGCAAGACTTTCGACGTTCTGGGCCATGGATCGCTCCAAACGGAAAAGGCGCCACGGACCAGCCGGGCGCCGAAGGGGATCGGGGTGTTGGGAAGGCCGGCGTCACCGGCGCGGGGTGATGATGATCGCCGGGCTTTCGACCGGCTTTCCGGCGCGCTTGCGGGACCGGCCCTGGTACCGGCCAGACCGGTGGTGCTGCTCGGTCTGGAGGATGTACTGGCCCGGGAACGACATCGTGTAGACGCGCTTCACGTCCACGAGCACGCCGAACCGCGCCTTGATCGCCTGCACGGCATCTTCGAACAGGCCCGCCGGCACGCTGAAGGACAGGGGTTCGCCACCGACAAGCTGAACGTCGACCTTACGCGAGTAGGGCTCGATGTTCCCGATCACGACCTGCCGGACATCCGCGGTCAGCGCCGCCGGATTGAACTGCGCCATCGGCACGAACTTGCCGTCGATGCCGAGGTAGAAGCCCTTGCGGAATCGTCCGGTGCGCTCCGGCGAGCGGTTGACCAGAAACGACAAAGCGAAGGTGCAGACGGCGCCGAGGTGGTTGAAGCGGTAGATGATGCGGCCCGAAGGAGCCGGCCCCACGGCCTCCTCCGGCGCCCCCTCGCGCCCATCGACGAACCGCCGGTGGGAGGCCGGCGCCCGACCGGATTGGACGAGGCCCGCCAGTTCCGTCTTCGCGACCTGGGCCAAGTGCGCGGACTGCGCGGCGGGCGACAGGGTGCGGTTGGCGAAGACTTGGAGCGAGCGGCGGAAAGCAGCGGCGGATGCCATGGCGATCTCCGGGGAGAAAGGGGCTCCCGGGCCGGGTGGGGGGGCATCAGGTTCCGCCGCTGTCCCGCCGGGAGGCGTTCCAGTCCTGGTACTCCGCCTCCATCTCGCCGATGAGCCGGTCCAGGACGTTGGCCGCCTCCGGGCCGTAGCCGTGGCGGTCGGCCCACTCCATGACGGTGGACCAGGGGATGCGGCCCGGAGTCGGGGCGGCCATGCCGCCCCCGATCCATGGCCGGTCATCGCTGAGACGGTGCCACGCCCGCCAGACCCAGAGGACCCACGGCTCCAATGCGGGAGCCGCGGGCCTGTCCTCGTCCGGCAGGTCGTTCAGCAGGGCGGCGTGGCGGCTCCATTCGAGCTCGAAGCGGAGCCGGGCGCGGAGTTTCCCGCCGCGTCCTCGACGTCGGCGCGCTGGGCATCGCCGACCATGGTGGCCGCGGTGAAGGCCGCCGCGACCAGGGTCGGGTACTCGTCGGAGCGCAGCATGTCGCAGAACTCGGAGAAGCTGACCGACCGGCCGTCGTCATGCTCAAGGCCGCGGACGTCGAGGAGGGCGTGGTCGATGAGGCATTCCACATTGATCCGCCGCTTCATCGCCACGGGGAGCTTCTCGGCGTCGCCGCCGAAGCCCTTGGCCGCGCGGCGCTGCTTCGCCGCCTGGGCGTCGGCGTAGGCATCGCCCAGGCCGCGGGTCCGGATCTCGAAATCCTCACCGGGGTCCGGGCGGACCCAGTCGCCGTCGTTGAAGGCGGTGGTGTCGCGCTTGAAGGAGGAGAGTTTCGCCATGGTGTTGGTCTTTCCAATGTCAGTTGGTTGAAGGGGTCGGGGCGGTGCCGACACACCGCCCCGTGACGCTCGTGATGGACGAGCGCCGTCACCCCGCCGGCCAGGGGCAGGCAGGTTTCCCGGCTGTCGGGCCGGGGTCTCGGTGTTCAGGTGGTCAGAGGCAACCTCAGGCCGCGAGGCGGTCGATCTGAAAGGTGTAGCCGAGCGTCGGGGACGGATTCCCTTCGAGCTGGAACTCGGCCATCACTGGCTGTCCGGGGCCACCGGCAACGATCTTCGGATTCATGATCGCGGCAGCCGGAATGGTCAGCACGTAGGCGTTGCCGGCGGCGTCGAGGGTGCGATAGCTCAGGACGCCCAGCGCCTCCGACCGGAAGAGGTCGTAGAGGGTGAAGTTCTTGAAGTACGTCCGCATGCTGCCCGACAGCGTGAAGGTGCCGCGGGTCATGCCCTGCGCCGCCGCCGCGCCGAGCCCGAACTGCGCCCCGGCGCCCTCCTTCGTGATCGACACGCTGAAGCTGTCCACGACCGCCGGAACGATGGCATCGTTGAGCTGCAGCGCCTGGAAGCCGGCGACGGTGTCGTGAACGCGGCCGGTCGGCGCGGCGAGCACGGCGCCGGTGGAGCTGTTGGTGGTCGCCTTCTGCTCCGACTGCGCGGCGCCCTTGAAATCACCCTGCATGAACTGACCGCGGCCGGCGTTGAGGGTGCCGCCGGTCAGGTAGGTGCCCGGATAGGTCAGGAACATGTTCGGGCTGAACCGCTTCTGGAAGAAGAAGCTCTGGAAGGTGGTGCCGTTGGTCAGGACCGAGCCCATCACCATCACCGCCGCGCCCGCCGCCTCCACCGCCATGCCGCCGGCCAGAGTGACGTCGTTGCCCGCCTTGGCGGTCACGCGCCGGAAACCGTTGTTCTCCGCCGTGGCGAAGCCGGTGACTTTGACCCACTGGCCGATCCGGACGTTCTGGAACTTGTTGCCGGTGGCGGAGGTGAGCCCCGTTGCCGTCGCGGCGATGTCGGTGCCGGTGATGTTCAGGTTGGAGGACCAGTCGCCGTTCAGCATGCCGGCCAGCAGGTCGTCGTAGGTGCCGTACGAGAGGGCGAAGTTGACGCTGGCATCCGCCTTCTCTTCAGTCGTCACCGCCGCCGACGCCTGGCCGGATTCGTTGATTTCGTTGGGCCGCTGCCGCGTCTTCGAACCGGCGAACCCCTCGCTGGTGTAGCGGACCGCCTGGAAGGCCGTCGCGGGCGCCTGCCCCCAGACGGCTTCGAGGCCGTAAGACAGTTGGACGTCGTTGGCCTCAAGGCCGGCTTGGTACCCGGTGGTCGCCATGTCGGTGCCCCTCCTTCGGGCAAAAGAAAAGCCGCCCGGAGGCGGCTGGTTTGGATGGGATGGTCGGCGCCGAGGCGCCTACAGGTCTTGGAATCGATATTCGATGCGAACGGAGAGGCGGTACCAGTTGCCGTTCTCGTCGCCCGGTTCGCCCATGCCGATTTCGGCGCCGGTGTAAACGACTGGCCCCGGCGGCAGATCGCGGAAGGTGTTGGCGACGGCCTTGGCCAGTTGGCGCAGGGCAAGTTCACCGGTTCCGGTTGGGGTAAAGCAGTGGACCCAGATCGCCCCGTCCTCCTGCCAGACACCGCCGCCGAGTTCGATGGGGGAAGACAGATTCCCGCTCGCCGTCACCGCCATCCACAGCGGCGCCGGGTCGGCGGTGGGATCGGGAAGGTCGAAGGCCTCGTTCGGCCAGGAAATGTGGTCGGGCGGGACGAGCGCCGCCGCATCGATGCGGGCGCAGGCATCGAGCCAGACTTCAGGGCTGCTCATGGATTATCCCCTGACCCAAACCACGAAGCCGACGAGTTCGGCTCCGTCATGAAGCGGTTGGGCGCCTTGCACCGTACCGCCGTCGAGGAGGTCGCTCTTCTTCGGCGGCCCCGGCCAGTTCTGCGCCTCGATGTCGGCCTGCGCGATGCGGATGCGCCGGTCGCCCTGGATCACACCGCCGACAAGTTCCGTGGGTTGATAGCCGCGGTCCTTCCCGTGGACGGTGCAGGTGGTGAAGGTGCTGCCGGTGCCGGCCCGGCGCTTCAGCTCCAAGGGCCGACCGGACCGGCGGAGGGAGTCGGCGAAGCGGGTTGCCGCGCTCATGCGAAGGTGACCAGCCGGTAACCACCCAACCGACCGGCGATGTCCTCCGGCAGGCCACCCACCGTCTTGACGGTGTCCGACGCGCTCCAGGACATCTTCTCAACGTCCGGGTTCTCGTAGCTGCGCAGCGCCGGGTCACGCCCGCGAGCGTGGTAGGCACGGACGCAGAGGTCGAGGCAACAGCGCTCCACATCCGGCGGAATTGCGGCGAAGCCGGCGGTGTATGTCACCTCCACCTTGCCGACCGGCCAGCCGAGGGAATGGCCGGAAGCGTCCATCCGGAGCAGGAAACCCGCATCGGCATCCTCCACCTCCCAGCCCCCATCCAGCAATGCTTCACCGTTCAGCACCACCGCCGTGACGGAGACGACCGGCACCCGGTTCAGGATCAGCCGGCCACGCTGCCGGTCGCCGCGGATCGTCTCCGTCGCTTCGACCGCGGCGAAGGACCGTCGGCAGTATCGCTCGATCGTCGCCGACCATTGCCTGATCAGCAGCTCCAGGGACAGATCCTGATCCGGGCCGGTGATGTCGAGTTCGGCCTTCAGCGCGTCGGCGGTGGTGAGCATGGGCACCTCACAAATTGAGGGCGGCCAGGGAGCCGCCCCAACCATCGAACCGGAGCCATCACACCGGCGGATTCGGGGTCGGCTCTTGATGGGCGCCGCTCAGCACCGCGACCGCGGCGATGTAGGCGGCCCCAGCGTTGTTCGCCGGTGTCACGGAGAGGCGGACGTAGCGCTTGTTGCCGACGTAGCCGACCTTCCGCGTCTTGTAGGAATCAGCGAAGGTGAAGCCGGCCAGGGCCAGCGTGCCGACCAGTTGCTCCGCCGGCACGTTCACGGCGTCCGACAGGTTGGCGGCGTTGCCGTGCTCCACTGTCACGGCGAAGGTCGCGTCGGCGTCGGCCAGAGAGCCGACCTGGACGGCGAAGGTAAGAGAGTCGTAGCCCAGCACGTCGATGACGCTGCCGATCAGCGGCGTGTTGTCGGTGACCGCCGCACCCGGCGGGATCGCCACCAGCGGGTGGCAGCCATTCAGGGAATCGCGCATATCGTGGCCCTCCTTCAGGCCGAAAAGCGAAAGGGCGCCGCAATGGGCGCCCTTCTCGCTGACTGTGGATTGGACCCGGCGATCAGGACGCCGCGAACTTCAGGAACTTGATCGCCTCGAAATTCAGGACGCCGCCACCGAAGCGGACACGGGTGTAGAACTTGACGTACGGCTTCAGGGTCAGGTTGTCGCGGATCACCGTCAGCCCGAGCCGGTCGACGATCTGGTAGCCCTCGGTGAAATCACCGAATCCCAGCGAGAGCGAGCCGGCACCCAGCCCCGGCATGTCCTGCGCGATGGTCACCGGGAAGCTGAGGAGCTGCTGCGGCTGGCCCTGCTGGAGTCCGGGCTGCCAGAGGTAATTGCCGGTGGCGCTCTCCTTGAACTTGCGCACCTTGGTGATGACCTCACGGCGGGTCACGAAGCGCGCGTTGGCCAGATAGGCGTCCTTGACGGCACCGATCAGGTCGAACAGCTTGTCCGCCGGGTTCTCGCCACTGAAGTCACCGGACGCTCCTGAGAGGATGTGCTCCAGCTTGCCCCAGGGGCGGCTGCCATCGCCGGCCGCCACCGTCGGGTAGGAGCAGAAGCCGCGGGGCTCGGAACTGCCGCTGCCCGTCACGAAGCGGCGATTCTGGCCGCGGGCGATCTTGTCGGCCGTCTTGCGGGCCAGCCACGCCTCGACGTCCACCGCGGCGTCTTCGATGAGCTGCTGGGTCGCCTTGGGCTCGACGGCTCCCTCCCACACCGGGATGCGCCACTTGGAGATCTTCGGCGTCTTGCCGTCGCCGGGCGCCTGGGTCTCGCCCAGCATCACCAGATCGTCCGCCTCGTCCAGGTCGTTGATGCCCTCCAGCGCGTCGGTGCTGATCTGCTGAACGGAGGCGATCTGGCGGATCGGCGACGTCTCATAGACGCGAGTCTGGATGCGGCCGGTGACGTCGGCCTGGACGAGGTAGCCGCCGTCCGGGTCGGACCCGACAGACAGGGTCTTCACCTCGGAGGGCTCCAGGAGGTGGGAGCCCTTGCGCAGGAAGGCGTTGAAGGCCGACTTGTAGGCCGTGTAGCCGTCAGCGCCGACCTCCGCCGGGGCCGGCCGGTTGTACATGGCGCTGTGCGACTTCAGCAGAACCTGGAACGACTTCAGTTCGGCTTCCGCCTTGCCGGCATCGGTGCCGAGACCGCCCGGCCGGTTGAGCCGCTTTTCCAGATCGTCGATGCGCTTCTGCTCCGCCGCCGCCTTGGCCTCGATGGCGTCCTTCGCGGCCTGGAGCTTGTCGAGCGCCTCCTCCACCTTGGTAAGATCCGCAGGGGCGGCCTTGATGCCGGCCTTCATCTCCTTCAGCTCGGTCTCGTTCTTGGATTTAAACTCCTCGAACGCGCGTCCGAGCTGGTCGATCACCGTGGCGACGTCGCCGCCACCGGCGTCCTTCATCTCGTACTCATAGCTATCGCGAGGCATTGTGCTCCCCTTTACTTGGAAATGGTCGAAACGAGCCGCGACAGCGCGGCCCCCAGATCGCCGTCACCAGCCTCGCGCTGGTCGATGGCCTTGAAGCCCTTGGCGAGGATCGCCTTGGCTTCTGTGCGGCTGAACCCGGCCTCGCGCAGGGCCTCCTCCGCATCCTTGATGCTCAAGCCGCCGGCGGACTTTACCGAGCCGACGCGCGCCTTGGGGTTGGCCGGGAAGGTCACGAGCGATACTTCCAGGAGGTCCACCTTTGTCAGCTTGCGGCGCGGGTCTTCCGGCTTGCTCCGGGCCTCCCAGGTCTTCGCGATGTAGCCGATCGACAGGCCGTCGATGGCCGGTCGGGGGTCCATCTTCAGCAGCCCGTAGGCCTCCCGCCCACGGATGGTATCCGCGAGCTTTCCCTCGACCTTCAGGCCGATGCTGTCCTCCTCCAGGGAGGTCCAGATGCCGACCGGCGTCATGTCGTCGGCGCCCATTCCCCAGCCGCCGTGCTGCATGAGCATGGCCGGCCACTGGCCGGTGGACTTCGCCCGCGCCAGGGTGTCGGTAAAGGCGCCCTTGACGATCAGATCGCCATAGGAGTCGACGTTGTCGAACACGGCGCCGTAGCCGGAAAAGGTCATGGCGTCGCCGCCCGCGAGCTTCACCTCGCGGAGGCCGAACGATGAATGCAGCATGGGGCGTCCTATGGAGTTGGTGTTGGAGCGGCGACTGGCGCCGGCTTCGCGGTCGGCTGCGGGAGCTTGTCCGCCTCGGGATCGGAGGATCGCTCCATCTCCTCGCAGTCCCTCACCTCGTTCTGGGTCATCCACCCCTTGGTGCCGCCGGAACCGAGCGCCTTGGCGTAGTACTCGGCACGGTCCTTCGCGGCGCCGCGCATCAGCTCGTTGTCGAGGAACTTCGGGTAGAAGCCGGCGCGCCGTTCTTCGGTCGTCAGAAGGAAGCGCCGGATGGACGCCTCGAAGCGGCGGTGCCAGGGCCGGATGGTGTGGACCGCGTGCGCGATGAACATCTGCTCGGCACTGGCGTAGGTCGCTGTCTTGTCGCTGTAGCCGACCATGATGGGGTTGACGCCGAACCCCCGGCAGATTTCCTCGATCTGATGCTTCCGCGTTTCCAGGTGCTGCGCATCGACTCCGGTCATGGCGATGGACAGCCACTTCGCCGCACGGTCCAGGATCAGCGGCTTACCCGTGTTGTCGACGCCGGCCATGTGCTGGGCGATGATCTCCTGAAGGCGTTCATGCTGGGGTTTGTCGAGCGTCCCTTCGATGCTGTAGACCCCGCTCGGCTTGACGCCGTTTCTGTGCAGCCGGGCATGGGACTGTTCCAGGGCCATCGACAGGCCGATAGCCTCGCGCGTGAGACGGACGGGTTCCAGGCCCATGTAGCCATTCCAGGAGGGGCCGCGCAGGTGCCAGATCGCCTCGGCTGGAACCTCCTCACGGTGACCGTCGAGACCGGTAACCCAGTAGCGCAGTTGCCAATTCGACTCGCGCTTGACCTCCACCCGCCCAGGCTCCAGCGGGAGCAGCTCCGAAATTCGACCGCGCACCCGGTTGACGAAGACGAAGGCGTTGCCGCAGAGCGCCACGTGGAAGGCCAGCGTTTCGCGGAACTGCAGGCTGTCCTGCCAGTCGTTCGGCGCCGTCGTGAGGACGTCGTGGAGTGGATGGTCGGTCGCCTCCGTCCGGCCGGAGCCCGTCTTCTGGAAGAGCTTCAGCGGCACGGTGGAAAGGCCGTCCGAGATGACGGCGACGCAGCGCAGGACCGCCGTCACCTCCAGCGCCGTCTTCCAGGTGACCGTCACTCCGGAGCGCACCGGCGACGATCCGTAGACTTCGCGGAACAGTTCCAGCGTGGCGTTCTTCCGGTTCCACGGGAGGCGCGACCAGAATCCCATATCAGTCTTCCTCCCACCAAGATTTCTGGGTTGCCTTGCTGACCATTCCGCCCGCCGCCCCCATGCCCATGATCACCGTGAGCATTCCGTCGATGCGGCCACGGGACCGCCGCTTGGCCGAGGCGCGACCAGAATCCCATATCAGTCTTCCTCCCACCAAGATTTCTGGGTTGCCTTGCTGACCATTCCGCCCGCCGCCCCCATGCCCATGATCACCGTGAGCATTCCGTCGATGCGGCCACGGGACCGCCGCTTGGCCGGCGTCCGGTTGCCGAGCCCGTCATCAGCGAGCATCAGGTTCGCGCTGCACAGGTTCGTGACGGGCGACCGGTGGATGGTGACGGCCTTGTTGACGATGGCCTCTTCGGTCTCTCGAACCGACCGCGGCATCCACAGCGACGAGGGGCTGTCGAACCCCCGAGGCCCTTGTCCGTGGCGCACCATCTTGAGCCCCGATCCACCGGGCTTGTCCGGCCCCTCGTAGCGCCAGACGTCGAGCCCGACGTCCCGGGCCGCTTCCTCGAAGTCCTGAATCTGGGCGGGATCGAAGGCCATGCCGACGACGCGGTTACGGACCATCTCTTCCTTCACCGCCCGCGCTACGTGGGCCTTCGGGATGGTCGGGCCCGGCACGGCTTCGATCAGGCCCTCGCGCGCCCAAGCCACGTAGGGCGCCTTGTCCTCGTCGGCCCGCTGCGCCAGCGTGTCCGCTGGCGTGAAATAGCGAACCTTGACGAAGCGGTGCCCGTCCGTCGGACGAATCCAGGTCTTGCCGAGGGCGGTGAAGTCGATGCGGTTCGACTGGTCCAGGGAGAGCCAGCAGTCCCAGTCCCGGAATTCGGCCTCGTCGATGTCGCCCAGGACCGATTCCCACAGCCCCCATTCGATCCAGCAGTCCGCGGCACCGACCTTGACGCCGAAGTACAACCGTTTAACCGCCAGCTCTTTCGACGGAAGCCCTTGCGCCTTCTGCACCTGCGCCTGGATGTTCGAACGTTCGAACGTCACCCCGAGCGCCGGCAGCGACTTTGCCCAGCAAGAGGGGTCCTCGAAGGGCTTGTCGTCCTTGTCGGTCCGGGCGATGAAGACGAGCGAGGTGTCGTCCTCTCGGGCGCCCAGCACCACGTCCTCATAATAGTCGCTGTACTCGGTGCCGACGACCTGATCGGCCGCCGCGGTGTTCGTGCCCATGATCAGACACGAGTTCCCCGGTACCTTGGTGATTGCCTGTTCCCAGGTCTCAATGACGTCCGCGCTCTTCAGCTCGTGCACCTCATCGACCAGCACCAGCAACGGCTTCGGCCCGGACTGCGTGTCCGACGACGCCACCGGGGAAAAGGTGCAGGTCCCGAGCCCTTCCGCCGCCCCATCCCATTCGAGCTTCCAGGTTTCGTCGCCGGTGCCACGGGGGCGGATGCCGCAGAACTGCTCCAGCGTCTCGTCGTTGTCCGGGACCTGTGCCCGTACCATCGAGACGGCGTCCTTGAAGATGACGCGCGCCTGATCCTTGGTGGCCGCCGCCGAATAGACCTCGGCCCGCGGAACACCGGAAAAGCGCAAGCCATAGAGGCCAAGCCCGGCCATCCACGGGCTTTTTCCCTGTCCTTTACCGGTTTCCACCCAAACGGAGCGGAACCGCCAGAACCCGGTGTCCGCCCGCTTCCAGCCGAAGAGCTGGCCCGTGATGAAGGCTTGATACCACAGCAGATTGAAAGGCTCGTTCGCCTTCACGCCGCCGGTGATGGTCAGCATGGACGGGAACCACCGGATCGCCCGCTCCGCCGCGGCGACATCGAACACCAGCCCGCGTCCCGGTCCGTCCCTCAGGTCGCGAAGATGCCGTTCAACCGCCCGCCCGACGAGATCGCCGACGACGATGCGTTCGGCCGTGACCTCCTGGCAGATGCGGGCGACGGTGTCAGCGGCTGGCAAGGAAGTCATGGGCTGCGGTCCGCTTCTTCGTGTTGCGCTTGGCAGCGGTGGCGCCGCCCCGGCGCCGCGGCGGAATCCCGAGTTCCACCTCCGCCTTGGTCGCCGCTTCGTCGGCCTGACGCATCTCCGCCTGCCACAGGCTGTGCATCGGGACCTTGGTGCGGGGCGACTTCACCACCGCGCCGCCCTGGAACATCTTGGCCGCCGCGATGTCGTACCGGACGTAGCTGAGGACCAAACGCTGGAGCTGGTGCCGGTTCTCCGGGCCAAGGGTACCAGCCGCGCGCATCGCCGCGGTGACCCGGCGCCATTCCTGGCCGGCCACCGCGCGCCACCGGCTATTGTCGCCGGCCTTGCTGCGCCCGGCATTGGGGATCAGGGCATCCCAATCCGGTTCCTCGATATCGAGGCCAGCACCGTCGATCACCGTGAGTGTCATGGCGATTTTCTCCGAAAGGGCGGTCGGAAACCCCCTCCCCGAATTTCAAGTTTTGTGAAAATGGAGGCCCCAACCGGTCCCAGCCCCCTCTTTCCCCCGAGATTGGAGGCCCCCCTACCCGGCGGGTTGATGATGCTGGCCGTGCCTCCGGATGTCGGCTTCTCCGGCAGGGCGGAGAGTGGTCTGTCTCAGCAGGGTCCAGGCTGAGCGCGGGGTGAACGACCGCGGCGACGCCGATCAGGCGCCCCGCTTGTTCCAGGGATGGTTGGGATCGAGCGGCCGGCCTGACGCGTCGCAGCCCCGGACGATTAGCTGCCCACCGTTGCCCCTACGCCCGCTGGCGCCCTCCTTCACCATGCGGTCGTGATTGCCGCACAGGGTCCGCAGGTTGGGCAGCACGTCAGCGGACGTCGGACCGGTGGCACCCCGCGGGCGAGTCTGGATGTGGTCGACGTGGAGGGCGTGCGTCGGCGTCTGGCAGCCCTCCACCGTGCAGTGGTACCCGTCACGCTTCAGTGCCTCGCGGCGGAGAACGAACCAGAAGGAGGAGCGGTAGAACGGATTTCCGGGCATCGGCACACACCTTCGAATCTTAGGACAACTTCAGCTCACCTGATGTTGCACCCCAGATGCACTCGTGGGCAGGACGACCCTTCAGACCGCAGCTTGATCGCGCAAACTAACGCGAGAAGTGACCGATGCCGACGGACGAAGCCATCATCAAGGCGGCCTGCATTCAGGCGACCGCCATCCTCATCGCGAAGACCAACTATGATGCTCAGACCGTTGACAAAGCCGCCGACCTCACCGCCCGGCTCGCCTTCGCGATGTGGAGGCGGTTCGATCAGATCGATCCTTCTGTCACGCAACAGGGCAAGGATGCCACTCCCTGAGACAACGAAACCCGCCACGGGCGAGTCGGGCGGGCGGGCGGATTCTCAGGGGGATGAATTTTTGGCAGGCACACTACGCCTATCGAGACAACTACTACTTTTTCTCGAACGAGCTGTCAAGGGGGTTATCAAGAGGTCTCAAGCGCTGATTTCAGCCCATAGATTACATGTGCTACTGGCGGAGTGTCGCGGGGCCGGTAGAGGCACAGAGATGGAGGCGACCGGCTTCAATGTCGTGGCACTGCGCGAGGTCATCAGGCTCCGCAGCATCGCGTCGGCCCACCGAATTGAGATGGAGGCCACCGTCAGCACCTACAAACAGATGCTGCGGATAGGGACAGTCGGGATACTCGCAGACAGGCAGGAATTTTCCCTACTAAACTAACTCAGAAATTCTGTTTGCGAGGCGGAATGTTAAATCATTCCCATAAACTTTAACGTCATCAACGGCGAAAACCGCTACATATCCGCGCCTTTTAAAAGAACGTTGATCAGCGGATACCTTATCTTTTGTTAGGATGACACGGCCACGCCTTATTGCTCCAATCAATTCATCCCATTTTTTCTCGCCAGGGATCGCCTGTGGGTCATGGTAACGATTGCCTGCCACCCAATGCTGGTGGACGCAGGGAAGCCTTTCGCCATCCACGTCGGCAAACCAAGAACCACGCTGACCGATAGCTTTTACCTTCGCCATCGAAGCCTCCGAGCCCGTCATTCAAAGGCACCTGATCACCCCTCATCGTCGCATGGCGATCTGAACGGGCTCAACAACGCAAAGGAGAGCCTCAAAGACGGACGTTCTATTGCGCCTTGGTCAGCGCCCGGCAGTACGACACCGCTGCCCCGACAGCCGCCTCGGCCAACTGAGCGATATTCACCGCCTTCACGCTCCAGTGCCGGAACTCCGTAGGGGTCTTCTCACCTTCGCGGAGCTTCCGCGGCGCCATCCTATGCCCCACCCAAGCTTTCCGAGCGGGATCATAGGTCGCCACCACCTTGAACCGCCTGGAGCCAACCAGGAAGGACAGCTCCACCGCCCCGTCCACCCGGACCTTCAGCCCGTGGCGTCGGTGCTGGTGCTCGACCGTCGGCGCGGTAAGGTAAGCAGCGAGCGCGGCCAGCCCCTGGCGCAGGACTCCCTCCGCCTCCTCCACGGAGAGCCAGCGCTGGCCGCCGGGCATCCGGAAGTGGCGTGAACGCGCGAACCTGTCGAGCGCAGTCTGCGCTCCTACCACCGACCACACTGCCATCGCCGCCGGCGAGGCGCCGCCGCCAAGCGCGTCCATGGCTGCGAAAACCCAACGTCGGGCCTCCTCGGCCTCGGTGCTGGGTATCTTCTCGGCGACCATCTCGCCGCCGCGCACCAAGGCGTAGTCGGTGCCCTTCCCCAGGGCGAAGTCGGCGGTAACGAATTGCTGGGCAAACAACTCCCCGGCAGCGGCCTGGACGGCGTCAATCTGCCGGGCCGCGACGAGTTGCTGGAGCGGCGTTCTCACCTCGCCGGCCGGCGCACCGACGTAGCCGTCCGAATCGTCGAGCGTGTTCCGGCGCTCACCGCTGCTGCCCTCACGCACGAACGGAATAACCAGCGCCGGGCCGTCGGTGGACTTGGCGCACAGGTGGTGCAGCGGCGAGGCGGTGGCGGCCTCAGCGAGTCGCTGGCGATCTCGGCTCTCCGCAACCTGGGCATCAGCGGCCCGCGCGGCACGGCGGCCGGCGAGCGAGGCCTGCACCTCCTTGGTCACGTCGATCACCCGCGGCCAGTCGACGGAGCCGTCGAGACGGAAGAACCGGCTCCATCGCCGGGCGTCGGCGTCTCCCTCATGCTCCGGATCGGTCATCTCGAAGGTCGGCGGAAACCCGAGGTCGGCGCGGCGATGCGCCAGCCGGTCGACGTCGGGAATGCGGATCGCGGACAGCGTGTCTGGGGCCAGGCGGTCGCCACCGGTCCATTCGCCATCGCGCTCGGTCGCGGACTCGGCGCGCTCCAGGATCGCCGCCGGCACAATGAACGGACCTGCGGGATCGGCGCTCAGATCGGCCAGCGCGGAACGAGCATAGGCAGAACCCTCCCGACAGATCGCCGCGGCGGCGCGGAAGCTGATCGCGTCGAGGCGGGCGGCGTTGCGCGAGCCGTGCACCCAAGGGAAATTGCGCGCCACCCAGACGTTCAGGTTCGCTGCGATGCCGTCACGGCGTTCGGCTTCGCGCTCCAGTTCCCGGGCCTTGCGGCGTAGACGGTCCTGCATGCTCCGCCAGAAGGTCCGGCACCACTGCATGGCGTCCGGTTCGGCCTGGACGAGCTGGTCACCAGTCGGGACCGGCACGGCGGTGGCGGCTTCGAGCAAAGGGACAGAAGGTGGAGCGTCGAGCTTGCTCATGATCCGAAATGATTTGAGAGACCACCGCAAGGATAGCCTCCTCCGAGTCGCGGACGAACAACGACGCATCTCGCCAGACCACTAAAATTCAATTTTCCTCGACAGATCCTTGCCTCGGGAAGTTTCCTCACTCAAACCCCATCTCCAAGGCAGCGGCGTGGGGCCGAATTTCGCCGGGGCGGCGGGGCGAGGGGTGACGCCGTGCCGGGGCCGGTTCACCTCCTGTGCCGGCACCGTGCCGGCTGCACCGACGTGACCAGAATTCTGCATGCTGGGTCAACCAGTTGTCCGGCTGTGAGGTGTGCCGGTTGGCGTGCTGCCTCTGTGCCGGATTCGTGACGGCCGTGACGTTTTATCGCCGTTTCGGTGGTGCTGGCGGTGGAGCCGGCGGTGGTTGACCGGTCACACAGAAATCGGCAATTCCTCTTTTACTTCAGGTGATTCGGTGGTGTGAGCCGTGGTGGTTGTGGCGGTTGGAGGCATGGGAGACCGGCCAGAGGGATATCCCAGGACATAAGGCAAGTCCGCTGAGGGACCAAAGCGGGACCGCAGGCATCAGTCCCGCGGCGGCTGGAGGTCCAAGACGAGTTGCACTTGACGGCGACCGCGGCGGCGTGGGGGTTTGGGGCGCGCCGACGGCATGACCAAGGCGGAGCCGATGGGGAATGCGCCGATGACCAGTTCGCCCTTGCGGCCTTCGGGACCGGCCGGGGCAGCACGATCCGGTGGTGATGGGAAATTGCCAGTCAGGATCTCGGCATTAAACCGGAACCGCTCGCGCTCACGAAGCTCTTGCAATGTTGTGACGCGACCATAACGGGGTGGCATCCTGTTGCTGCTCTTGTTTGCCATGTGACGATTCCTCTACCGAAGTCAGCAGGTCAATGAGCCTCTGGCGCGGGCCGTTGCCTAGATCAGTGCGGCCAGCGGCAAAATTCGAGAGCGTAGAGCGTTCGACACCTACGGCTCTGGCGATGCCTGAGACGCCGCCGCGTCCGAGATCCAAAAGGCGGGATTTCAGGGCACAGCGGAGGGTGTCATCTGGAGGAACGACCACGGGCTGTGTCTCGAGATCGAAGGCGGTGGCGGTAAACGTTTGTCCATCGCCGGGCGGTTCGCTGTGGGGGGCCAAGATATATATAGCGGTTCCCGCATAGGGTACTTCGTTTAGTGATTGATTTTGCATGGTTTCTGAATCGTCGGAGTTCCCTACGCGGGAACCGTTTAAGTTCCCTACGCGGGAACTTGCGTTCCGTTTATCTCCCGCCGACCGTTTAGACCGTTCACTCCGCCCCACACGCGAGGCTGATCGGGCTTCAGTTGCAGTTCTCTCAACCTCTCTGGCCATTTCAGCCGTGATCGTCTTCCACTCGTTGCTTGGCGCCACATAGTACGAGCGCTCCCCAGGCCGTCCTTTAACGCTCGAATGATAAAAGGTAAGCCGGTAAAGGCTGGCGTGGTTCTCCACCACACCCTTTTGCCCTCCCTGCTGAACCTCAATTAGCCGCAACCCCTCGGCTTCTTGTATGGTTGCCTTGATGTATTTTCGGGGAATCCCGAATCTATCAAGCTGATCGTAAGTGGCCTTCAACTTCCCGTTTTCATAACCACCATGGGCCATGTGTTCGATTTGCAAGAACTCGATAAGGCGAACACAGTAAATCGACCGAGCTCGCCATGCCGGCGAACTCATCAATTCTGTTGACGCCCAGACCCAAGCTTGATCGCTAGGGGGGCCGCCGACATCCTTGATCTTCGGACTTAAAGGCTTTCCCATCGCACCATTCCTTCACGACCAGCGCCCCACCGCGCCCGGTGGGGTTTCGGCCAACTCTTTGAAATTGCGAGAAGGCGGCGGTCTGAGTTCGACCACAGTCCGGCCGCAGTTCGCCCACAGTCGATGTGACTGGGAGCAAACTTCCGGCTGGCGGGTGTTGCGCCTGCCCCCATCACAGCAGCCCCCGCCGCCGGGCCTCAGCTTCCGCGTCCTGGAGGCCGGCGATGATCTGCGGGAGCAACGCCACGCCGAACGTGACGCCCTTCTTCGTGGGGCCGATTTCGCTGGTGCTGCGGTACTCGACGAAGGTGCGGAGGTCGCACAGCGGATGGCCGTTGAACTCGGTCAGGGTAACGCGCAGTTCCTCCGCCACGTTCTTCTGGATGGCTGAGATGATTATGTCGGACAC